TAGTGACCTTCGTACTTCATTTGGTTTAAGCGGTGGTTAGCTATGAGCAAGGTAGAACAAGCGAACCGGTATATAGACCTCATTCGGGTAAAATCGAATGAGGCTTTACTGTTTTTATCACTTGGTAAGGATTCGCTTGTTCTGCTTGATTTAGTCTATCCAAAGTTTGACCGGATTGTTTGCGTGTTCATGTACTTTGTCAAGAATTTGGAGCATATTAACCGTTGGATAAACTGGACTAAAGCTAAGTATCCGAAGATAGAGTTTGTTCAAGTACCACATTGGAACCTTACTTATATTCTCCGTGGCGGTATGTATTGTGTGCCAAATCCGAAAGTAAAGCTATTGAAGTTGGCAGATGTGGTAAAGGCTATGCAGCTTACTCATGGAGTTTATTATACATTCTTGGGCATGAAAAAAGCTGATGGTATGAATCGTAGGCTTATGTTGAAAGGGTATGAGGTAAACGGTTACGAGAATAACGGTATGGTTTATCCTTTGGCTGATTGGACACAAAAGGATATTCTTGCTTATATGAGGCAGCACAATTTACCCGAACCAGTTCGATATTCATTGAAAGCCAGTTCGGGAGTAGGTTTCAATCTTGATTGTATGCTTTGGATGGAGAAGAATTACCCGCAGGATTTACAGAGAATTTACAAAGTTTTCCCGATGGCTGAAAGAGTGCTTTGGGAGTATCATAATCAACAAAAGTAAGGAGGAAAGCCGAGTTAGAAGAAGAACAAAAACAGCAGAAGAAATAGGAAGACAAACGATGCGTGCTCTTGCTGCTAATAATCAAAATGTATCACGTGGTGGCATAAATAGACAAGGTAGAATACTTCGTGCAAATGCAGGTGCATTGCTTCCTATTTATCAAAGGCAAGGAAATAGAGCCGCAGTAAATGCAATGCGTTCACGTTTGGGGTTAACTAATGGATGATATGGAACTAAGTAAATACATAAAGAGTGAATCGGTGGAACTTAATCGTTCTGCCATTCACTTTGCGGATTATAATCCCCGAAAACTATCTGATGAATCACGTAAGACACTGAAACGTGGCATCAAGAAATTCGGATTGGTAGGTGGAATAGTTGTGAATAAGCGTACCGGGCTTACCGTAGTCAGCGGGCACCAGCGTTTATCTGTCATGGACGAATTGCAAAAGTTTCCCGATAACGACTACCGCATTCGTGTCGATGTCATAGACGTGGACGAGCAGCAGGAAAAGGAGTTAAACATTCTAATGAACAACCCTAATGCACAAGGGACATGGGATTTTGACGCTCTTGCCCGTATTGTTCCTGATATTGACTGGAAAGATGCAGGTCTGACCGATGCAGACTTGAATATGATTGGTGTCGACTATCTTTTGCAGACCGAAGAGGAAAACTCTATTGCGAATGCTTTGTCTGATATGATGGTCCCAGTTTCCGAACAAAAAGAAGCCAATAAAGCCGCCAAGCAGTTGGAACGTGTCGAAAAGGTTGCCCACATGAAAGAGGTCAAACATCAGGTGAAAGAAAACGCACAGAAGCAAGCCGAGAACATGGATGCCTATGTGGTGTTGTCCTTTGATACCTATGAAGCTAAAGCCGCTTTCTGTGAGCGGTTTGGGTATGACCCCGATATGAAGTTCATAAAAGGAGAAGTGTTCGATGAACAAGTAGAAAAAATAGATTAATTATTGGGAGGAAAGCTGAGTCAGAAGAAGACAAAGAAGTTTTAACGAAATACTTGGTACTGTAAGAAGATTAAAAAGAGTATATCCAGGAGAAGCAAATAATTCGCGAATCATGAACGCAGCAAGAAACGCAGGTAAGAATTTGGCACGAAACTTAGGAGTAGATGCGTCTGTGTTGTCACTTCCTTATTGGCGAAAGCAACGTGGATATACAACTGTAAGTAGAGGATTGGCAAACGGATAATTAATTATGAGCAATAGTGAATCTCAAAACAGAAAAGGTAAAGGAGGAAGAAAGCCTAAGTTTGATTATACAAGCGAGGACTTTCTTTCTCTCGTGGAATCGTATGCCAAAAAGGGATTCACTGACAAGGAAATTGCTTATGCCATAGGGATTTTGCCTCAAACATTCTGCGAAAAGAAAAGTGAGTACACCGAAATATCCGAAGTCTTAGCGCGTGGGCGCGCGACAATCAATGCCACTGTAAGGGCTAAATTCCTTGCAATGGCTCTCGGTGGCATAAAAACCAAAAGCATCGTGGTAAGAAAGCTCCGTGATTCAGAGGGAAATTTGACAGGTGAGGACGAATTACAAGTTAGCGAAAGCGAGTTGGCACCAAACTTGCAAGCAATGTCTGTTTGGCTGTATCACCACGATGAGGATTGGAGAAAGGTTGAACGCAAGCAGGATGAAGACGCTGATATTCCAACAGACATAGAGCATGGCATCAACATTGATTCCTGGATTAAAGACAAGCTAAAATGATAGTACCTCAAGAAATTTACCATCCATTATATGAGGATAAGGAAAAATTTATAATTCTTATCACCGGTGGGCGTGGTAGCGGAAAGTCTTTCAATGCTTCTACTTTTATTGAGCGGTTGACTTTTGAAATGACTCCTGTAGAGAAGATTGTGCATCAGATTCTTTACACCCGTTACACGATGGTTTCTGCCGGTATGTCTATCATCCCCGAAATGATGGAGAAGATAGATTTGGACGGTACCACGAAATATTTCAAGACCACAAAGACGGACATAGTCAATAAGATGACTAAGAGCCGTATCATGTTCCGGGGTATCAAGACTTCTTCCGGGAACCAGACAGCAAAACTGAAATCCATTCAAGGCATTACGACTTTCGTCTGCGATGAAGCGGAAGAGTGGACAAGCGAAGATGAGTTCGACAAGATAATGCTCTCCATTCGCAAGAAGGGTATTCAGAACCGGATTATCATCATTATGAATCCGTGCGATTCCAATCACTTCATCTACAAAAAATACATTGAGAAAACTCACAAGCTGGTGGAGATTGACAGTGTGCAGGTTCAGATTTCCACTCATCCGAATGTGCTCCATATCCATACTACGTATTTTGATAACTTGGATAACCTTTCTCCTGAGTTCCTGAAAGAGGTGGAAGATATGAAGGTGAGTAATCCTGAAAAGTATGCTCATGTGGTTATCGGCCGTTGGGCAGACGTGGCGGAAGGTGCTGTGTTCAAGAAGTGGGGAATTGTTGACGAGTTTCCGGCTTGGGCAAAGAAAGTTGCTTTCGGGCAAGACTTCGGTTATACGCATGACCCGTCTGCTTCCATTCGTTGTGGTATCGTTGATAACGCCCTTTACTTGGATGAAGTGGATTACCGTACTGGATTGCTTTCTTCTGACATCATCAAGACTCTTCGCCCGTGGGGATTGAAAGTCATTGCTGACAGCGCAGACCCACGTTTGATTCAAGAGATACACAACGGAGGAATCAAGATATATGCCGTAGAGAAAGGTGCAGGCTCTATCAATGCCGGAATTGACAAAATGAAAGATATGGAGATTTATATAACCAAACGCTCGTACAACTTGCAAAGCGAGTTCAGAAAGTATGTTTGGGCAAAGGATAAGGACGGGAACTATATCAACGAACCGGAAGACCATGACAATCACGGAATAGATGCTGTACGTTACTATGTATTGGGTGAGCTTCTTGGTAAGATTCAGAAGCCGAAAGATTTAACTGGAATATTCACACACTAAAAATATAGATTATGCCATTAACGCTTGAAGAAATATTAGCATTGCCTGACATCGGGCAGAAGATAAACTACCTGAAGAAAGGTAGGAAGACTAAACTTCCTGACCGTTGTGAACTTTGGGATGATTGGAATCCGGAACGCCATGAAATCATGGTTGACAAAAAGAAATATCCGGACAGAAAGGTTCTTGAAAAAGAAGCAGAGAAGCACTTCGATGAAAAAACGGGTAAGACTTATGAAATCGAAGCAAAGTATAAGACTGAACCGGTGAACCGTATTTCCATTCCATTGGAACAAGATATAGTGAACATTCAAACAGCTTTCACGGTCGGCACAGAACCGTCTATGGATTGCACTCCAACCGATGATGATGAAAAAAAACTGCTGGATGCGGTAAAGGCTGTATTCAAGTCTAATAAAATCAAATATCAAAACAAGAAGATTGTCCGTGCCTGGCTCTCCGAACAGGAAGCGGCAGAATATTGGTATGTTACCGATGATGATTCGTTTTGGGCAAAGTTTTGGAAGAAAGTTAAGACTACGTTCGGTGGCAAGGTCAAGCCCACCAAGAAACTGAAAAGCGTGTTATGGTCTCCATTCCGAGGGGATAAACTTTATCCGTTTTTCAACGATGAAGGCAAGATGATTGCTTTCTCCCGTGAGTACAAGAAAAAGCTCATGGATGATTCGGAAGTTACCTGCTTTATGACGGATAAAGCAGTCTATCAATGGGATTTATCTAAAGGGTATGAAGAAAGAATTTCTTTCGTTCACGGATTCCCCAAACTGCCGGTTCTCTATGCCTACCGGCCTGAACCTTATTGCAAGAAGATAAAAACCTTCCGTATACGCTTGGAGAAACTTTTATCCAATTATGCCGACTGCATAGACTATCATTTCTTCCCACTGTTGAAGCTAATTGGTGATGTAGAGGGTTTCATGGGTAAGGTTAAAGATAGAATGGTCAAACTTACAGGTGAAGGTGCGGATGCCCAATATCTGACGTGGAATCAGGTGCCAGATACTGTAAAATTTGAAGCAGAAACGCTTACTAACATGGCTTATGATATGTCCAATACTCCACGTATTTCTTTTGAAACGCTGAAAGGTGTAGGTAAGGCTTCTGGTACTGCTTTCCGCTTTATGTTCATGGGGGCACACATGGCGGTAGAAAATCATGGTGAAGTTATCGGAGAGTTCCTACAACGGAGAGTAAATTTCATTGTTTCCGCTTTAGGCTCTATCAATCCAACCGAGTTTAGCAAGGCATCCCAAACTATCGACATCGAAACGGATTTGGTTCCGTATATGATTGATGATTTGAACGACAAGGTAAATACTGCTGTTTCTGCTGTAAGTGGTGGCATTTGGTCAACTCGTGAGGGGATCATGTTTGCTGGGAACACGGATCGCATTGAAGAAGAACTTAAAGATATTAAGGAGGAACAGAATGAAAAAGTACAATCAAGAAGTAATATCGGAGGAAAACAGCCTAATTCTAAGAATCAAGCCTAAGAGATGGTATTTGTTTTGGCTCATTTGTAAGGCTTTTATGAAGCAAATCAGAAAAATAGAACAGAAAAACATTTCTAGGTCAAAAAAATTACAAGGTCTATAATTTTTAAATAAGAAAAATGGAACATTAGCGGTGATTCTTCGGAGTTGCCGCTATTTTTGTATAGGGATGAAAATATTCGCCAAAAAGTTGCTCAACTGATAAACATTCTCTATCTTTGCCGTATGAACAGAAAGATAATAGCATACGAAAACTACTATAAAGACTTTTTTGACA